CTAACTTAAGGGTGCGTTGTCAATAGCTTTATTTGCTTTATAGAATAAGACTTCAAAAGTGTCTTCATTATCATCTTCACACATGTCATGTAATACTAAAAACATAATTAGAGTTTCTTTACATAATTTAAGCTCTTCTTCTTTATCTTCATAAATGTGATATTTGGAATGGTTTTTTTCCCAATGGTCTTTTAATAAATATCGACAAAATACTCGTATTGACTCACTGTTATTAAAATTAAGTGTGGTGTCATCATTGTAATGATTTTTATTTTTAATTAGAAGATTACAGTATTTTATAATAATAATATTCATTGTGTCAAAAGGTGGTAAGATACAGTTATAACTTTTCTCTTTGTACCTTAAAGAAGCTCTTAGTTGTTGAACATTTTTAATCGTAATAGTATGCTCACCAGCAAGTTCATATAAAGTCTTTCTCCACCCTGATTTTGAATCTAAATTATCTAACATTGTTCTATTAAATCTTGAATTAGTTAGATACAAACCTGTGCAAGTTACAATAATGGATACAATGCTTAATATAAAACTTAACAACGGTAACGTATTCATTTATTCACCTCATAAATATTTTATTATTTCTTTCTGTGTACTAGGGTACAAATGACCGTATCGGTTATATACTTCATTACTATCAGCATGGCCTAAACGCTGTGCTATTACCATGATACTTGCACCATGATTGACTAGCATAGACGCATGGCTATGTCTTAACTCATGAATTACAATTCTAGGGAACTTCTGACCGTCTGGCAGTTGTTCATCTAACACTTTTAATGCAGTGGTAAACCAACGATCTATAGTTGATTCACTGTAAGCTTTGAAGAAAGTTCCAAATAATACATAATCATCTTTATAAACATTGTTTTGTTTGTACCATTTTGAATATTCTTTTATGTCATTCATCATATGAGCAGGCAAGTATATATCACGTATTGCTGCTTTTGTTTTAGGGGCTGTTACTTCACCGTGATAGTCCGTTTTATTTATATGTATGAAATCATCATCGTAGTTAATATCGCGCCATGTGAGGGCTCTAATTTCGCCCTTACGTGCACCAGAGTAAAACAGTAGCTTAAAGAATAACTTTTGTTGTTGTGTAGCTAATGCTTCATAGAACTGGTTAAATTGTTCTAACGTCCAATAGTTCAAACGCTTATTTGATTCTATTTCAAAGTTACCTACTAGAGAGGCTACATTTTGCTTTAGATCATGAAACTTCATAGCATGGTTAAGTAATGATACTAAGAACACGTGCATTTTCTTTAGGTACTCTCCAGAGTGTCCCTCTTTTAACTTCATATTCTGAAACTTCATAACATCTTGTGTAGTCATATTAAACACGTCCATAGACTTAAAATAGGGTAGCAAATGGTTGTTTGTATGTGTCTTTAATGCTTTAACACTAGATGACTTGCGACGTGCAGAATACCACTCTATATACTCATCTACGAGTTTATCGAAAGGAAGTTTATTTATTTGTCCAATACCTTCTAATTCGTCCATAATTTCATTACATTTTTTTACTGCCTCTTTGCGTTGTTCAAAGCCTTTACGTGTTATGTACTTACGTGTATTTGTTTTGTCATAGTAAGTGATACGAAAGTAATAAGTACCACGTTTAGCGTCTTTATATATATTGTGGGATAAATTTAAGTTATGTTCTATATTAATCACCTACTTATTAATCCATGAAAATCTTTTTGAGAGTTCTTAATTTACTGAATTTTTCATTCTTTTCGCGCTCTAATATAGCAAGTTCATGATCTAATTCTTTTTTTACCTTCTTATAAACTTCTATTTGAACTTCTAGTTTTCTTTTCTCATTTTCATCATCACTAACTGATTGATACTCATCTATGATTTGCTTATAGTCTTTTTCGAGTTTATAAATATGATTTTGTTTAAGGTGTATATTACTAGCAGTAAAATTTATATCATTTTCAATTGATGTCATTAAAGTGCTGCTAATTAATTTGATAATATGTTTCCTATCACTATCAGACAATTTTATTCCATCAAAAAATTTAGAATTATACTTATCATTAAGATGATAGAAAATGTCATTAATTGGGAAATTATAAATTTTTTTAGATAACTCAGAATTTTCTTCGATAATAATTGAATCTATGTCATTTTTAATAGTGTTATTTTTTGAATCGCTATCATCATAATTAACTAAGTAACTTTTATAATATTCTCCATTCGTAATATTAGAAATATCTATTTTAATTTTCTTTAATTCTTCACTATTGTAAGCCAATTGATAAATGTATTTCTCTACAACTGCTTCTCTAGGTTTTCGTTTGCCCGTTTCTATTGAAGCGATGTAACTATATGAATAACCAATTAAATCACCTAATTCTCTTGTTGTAACATTTTTGTTATTCCTTAAATTTCTCAAATAATCACCTAGTGTCATTTCCTTCATATAGAACACCTCCAATTTATATTCTACCACTTTTTTGTTCACAAGAACACAAATCTATGAACTTTTACTTGTATAAATTTCTTTTTAGGTTTATAATTCAAATGTACACAAAGTTGTGTACAAAATTAAGGAGGTAATATAAATGACAAATTTAGCTTATCCAATGTTATACATCACTAGAAAAGAGCAAGGAGATACACAAAAGAAAGTTGCTAGCAAACTTGGTATTAGTCCGCAACGGTACCAACTCAAAGAATCTGGCAAAGCAATATTTAATTTAAACGAGTGTCAGATTCTTTCAGAAATGTATGACATGCCAATTGATGAATTATTTAGTTCTAAAATCAAAGTGAATTCTTAAAGTAGGTGAGGGTTAATGAAACTATATATTTTGATTTCTATACTAGCAATAACAATTGGTTGTTTATATGCATATTCCATAGATTTTATTCATGGGATTGCAATAACTGCACTAATACAAACTTTAACTTTGCCAATTGTTGATAAGTACGAATGCAAAAAGGAGGATTAATAAAATGAATAAAAAGCAAAGAGAGACACTTGAAGTTATTAAGTATCAACTCAAATTAAGTATTAATAATAAATTCGATATGTATGAACATATTGAAGAAAGAAATGGTGTTGAAAAAATAACAGAGATAAGTCGAGAAAAACATCTCGAATATATTATGAAGTGGTGTTTGCAGGAACTAGAAAATAATTTCAATTATAAAGAGGAGAATATAAATGAGTTGGGAAATTAGAAATTTAATGTGTGATATAGAGGTAGTAAAAGAAAAGTTGGAAGATGTAGCCACTACACATACATGGTTTGTAGATGAACGATTTACGAAGAGATCGTTAAAAACTAAAGAAGAAGTGGTTAATTACGGTCTAGCATATAACGAACATAGAATTCACAACGAACAAGTTACAGAATTAATGCTTTCTTATTTGAAAGAGTTAGAGGGTTTAATGAATAAGTATAAAGAAATAGAAAAAGCGTCATCTGATGCAAGTTTGGCGACAGAATCAGATAACGCATAAATTTAACAAATAAACAACAGAGTAATTTAGAAATTACACATTATTATTATAACACCTTTACTTTGTTGTTTCATTAGAGGTGTAAAAATTGAATGAAATTAAATTAGAATATGATACTCAAGTTTCTGTAATTTGGTATGGAACTTTGGATTCAAGATCGTTTAAACAGTTTTCGCAGCCTAAATGGAGTGAGTTAGTTAATAGATTATCTATACCACAAAATAATACTAATAAGTATGCTCGTGGAGTTGCTGTATATGGTGATATAAAAAACGATACTGATGAAAATGGTAATGAGTATAAAAAATATCGTAAAGACGGAAACGTGATTTATCGTGATGTCCTAGTGCTGGACTACGACGACGTTCCTAAGTTGAGACTACTACATGATGCAATTACGGAGACTTTAAAAGGGGTTGCATGGTTTTGGCACACAACGTACTCGCACACAACTGAACAAGGTAGAGTACGCTTGTATACGCCTTTGAGTGAGCGTATAAGTGCAGATGATTATCGAAAATACACAAAAGTATTAGCGAGTAAGATAGGTCATCCAGTAGATGAGGGAAGTTTTCAACCTAGTAGAGCGATGGCGTTACCAGTGTATCAAAAAGATAAATATCCATTTCTATATAAGTATAATGACGCACTAATTTTAGACACTAAAACTCTCAACCAGTGGTGTGATAAATACAAAGAGAAACATAAAGAATCAACTAAATTTAAATATCCTAAACGACGAGATAATGAATTCTGGAAGTCAATTGCTTTTGGAGTTTCAACAGGTAATCGAAATCAAACATTAACGTCACTGATAGGTGTATTACTTAATAGACGTGTACCAGATCCTTTAGTATACGCATATTGTTATATGTGGAATGAGAATTGTAAACCTCCATTAAATTCAAGAGAGTTTAACGCCACATTTGAATCAATATACAAAAGAGAACATCAATAAGGAGGTTTAGTATGGGAATATTTCCAGATTATTTGGAAGATAAATCAATATTTGATGAAAAAGAATTTTTTGATGGAAATAGATTTAAGTTTTATGAGTTTGCTTTATTTCTTTATGAAGAATTTCATGGTTGCTATATCGACAATCGCCCTCATGTTTTTACAGGCAAGAAGTACGAGCCACTCAATATAGATGTAGTACGTAAAATGACAATCAAATATATCCCGTCATTACGAGAACAACAAAATAAAGAAGTATATCAGAAGTTAAAAACCTTATGCATGCACAATTATCAAGAACAATGTTCAGCACGCTATATAGGATTAAAAAACGGTATATACGACACTTTTGAAGAAAAATTAAAGGCGTTTAGTCCTCAATACTATATAACCAATATTATTGATGTTGATTACGATGAGAATGCACAAAGTGATTTGATAGAAAAGTTCATCAAAGATATTTCTAATGAGGATGACGAAGTAGAACAACTGATTTATGAAATGATTGGCTATGGTTTATATCGTGATAATTTCTTACAAGTTGCTTTCTTTTATTATAGTCCCGGTGGCAATGGTAAGACTACTTTACTTAAATTATTGCACCATTTTTATAATCCAGAGAATACTACAGCATTATCTTTTAATGACTTAAACGATAAATTTAAACCTGCAAACTTACAAGGTAAATTAGTGAATATTGCGGATGATATTGATCCAAACAGAATCAAAGATACAGGCAACTTTAAAATTATTGTTACTGGTAACTACATTACACTTGAGTTTAAAGGACAAGACGCATTTGAGTTCAAACCGTATGTAAAACTGATATTTGCTAGTAATGAATTGCCAATGAGTAATGACAAGAGTGAAGGTTTTTATAGACGTATGGTAATTATTCCTATGCTGCGTAAGTTCGGCAAAGGTGGACAGAAAAAAGATCCAATGTTATTGAACAAATTGATAACACCACATAATATGTCAGCCTTACTTAATTTAGCTTTAAAAGGTTTAAAAAGAACATTAGAAAATAACGAGATTATCGAACCGAAAATTGCTAGAAAGACAAAAGAGGAGTATCAATTTGATAATAATCCAGTTCTGCAGTTCATAGAAGATGCGACAGACAAGGACTATAGACAATTGCCGGTAGTAGAAGGGCGTAATACTGATAAAGCATACGAAATATATCAAATATGGTGTGCAAATAATGGCTATCATCATCTTAATAAGTTCAATTTTTCTAAGGAATTATCGAAAATTGGTTATAAAACAGTTAGCTACTATTCAAGAGTAGAAGAAAAAAGTAAAAGATTTTACAAAAAAGAAAACACCATAAATATATATGATGTTGATGGTAGTATATTGAAAAAACTCACAGAATAAGTGTGAGTAAACTAATATAAGTGTGAGATTACAAACGTTAATATATCAATACTTTTAAAGGTTTTCTCACATCTCACACTTTATTTTAACTTTAAAACAGATAAATCATTGTATTAAATAAGTATATATTTTTTCAATCACTCAATTTATCTGTGAGGTGTGAGGAATAAGCTATAACACTTGATATTAAGCCATTTATATCATTACAAGTAAGTGTGAGAAAAACAATATAGTGTGAGGTTTTAAAATGAACAATATAAAAAATAAGATTATTAAATATATAACAGATAATGCTGGCACATCGTTTGTTGAAATAGAAAAAATATTTGATGAGAATCATTTTGAATATAAAGGAAACGGGGCTTATACCAGTGCAGAGAACAACAACATTATCTTTTGGTATGGGTGGAACGAACAAGCTTTTAATGTCGTTAGCAGCTTAGTTAACAAAGGATTAATAGATATGAAAATATGTGAGCCAGTTATTTATATGGTTGACGGTAAAGAATTAAACTTACCGGTTTTGAAGTCATATGATATAGATACTTACCATTGGTTACCAATAACTTTTAGTGTAAATAAAGAGGTGGGGTATGAATAATTTGAAAGATAAAGTATTAGAATTTATCCGAGAGAATGGAAGCACTTATATATACGAGTTAGAACCACTATTTGATAAAGCATGCGTACCTTTTGAAGGTAATAGATCACTTACATTTGATGGTGATAAGAATAGAGTATTCTTCTATCACTGCACAACGGAATCAGGTTCAGTTATACAGGAGTTGTATCAAGAAAATAAAATATCAATTGTTCACAACCCTCGATATGTTGAGAGGTATTTATTAGACGGAAAAGTACCACCATTACCATTAGCTATCACTGACGATGTAGATAAGACGTCATGGGTTCCGGTAGTATTACGAATAAAAGATAAAGGAGCAAACTAAATGAATGTAGAGATTATCGCAAATCAATTTGAAACAAGAGCAGCTACGTTATTAAGGTACTACACAGGGTTGCTAGAGAGTAGTAGAGATAACCACTTCGCTTTTAAAATATATAATGATCCATTTGATATAGTTTATGTGATGATGAACGGGAAGTTATTCGGTCATGTATATATTAAAGATTGCAAAGTAAGAAATTCATTCGAATTAGCGTCTAGTAAGCACACAGAGGGTCTAATAAGAAGTATTGAGGGATATTATAACGGTTTTGAAATACACGATGATAAGCACCTATCTATTAGTGATATGATGGCAAGACAATTATTCGAAGATGAATATTTCATGTATGGATTGGAGACATTCGCAGAAAGTAATAACACAGATATGTTCACTTATATTGAGGGTGGATTAAATGTTGAAGAACTTGAGGGCGTTCAGTCTAGTAATGCTGATGTGATAGGTAATATCGAAATATTATATCAATTAGCTACTGGGATTAATGAACCTGCAAGTGAGCTAGTTGAGGGCTTGAAGTTGGTAACTGAATTTGTACAAGATGAGAACGCCACACAAGACGATTATAAGGCGTTAGAGCGTAATTTAAGTGAGTTGAAAGAATCGTACTATAGTGTGAGTAAGTAGGTAATAAGGGGTCGCATGTAGTGTGTGCTCCTATATAAAAACTAAAAAAAGCTAAACACTTATTTTTCGTGAGGGGTTAAAACACAAATTTAACAGAACTTATGTTCCTTTATCATAGTGTGTGCTAGTATATGAAAAACACTTATAAAAGTTGTTAATTCAATGTTTATCAGGATTGTTAAGCATAAAATAAAACGAGTAAAAACAAGAACATAAGTTTGTGTTCAAGGTGTAATTTTGATATAATCAGAGTGTGAAGAAAAATTAAATGTATCATTACCGTTTTAGGAAGTTAGTAAGTAGAAAGGGAATACTAAACAAAACGAGGAATTAAACATGATAGATACATTAAATAAAAATCAATCTGTACCAACCGAATATTTAAGAATTTTCGATACTATTCAGAACTCAAAAGATAAGTATATAACTAAGTCCAAGATACTTAACTTAATGGGGTACGAGTATAATTCATCTAATGAAAGATGGTTAAGAAATGCTATAAGCAAGTTGATTGATGATTATAGTTATCCTATAGGATGTAGCTATAAAAAACATGAACGTGGTTATTACATCATTACTACCGATGAAGAAAAGCAGCAAGCAATGGAAAGTATTAAAAGATTAGCAGACGGTAGTATGAAACGTTATGAGGCTTTAAAACGCATTAAATTATAAGAGGTGTAGCATTTGGGAGTAGGACAAAGATATGCTGTTATTCAACTCAAAACTAAGTATAATGCTGCATTCTTAAAAAGTGAGTTTGATAAATGGGAACAACGTATTGAAGATATGTACGCTTTACATTATCCAAGAATGTTTATTGATCCATACACTATGCAGTTGTCCTATGAATCAAATCACATTGAAGATTTGGCATTAAGTATTATTGAAGAACGTGAGAAGCTAGAGAAATTTAAGCATAAATCTAACCATGATTTAAAGAAATTTAACATAATACTATCTAACTATAGTGAAAGTGAACAACGTCAGATAAAGAGGTATCAAAGAGATGACGTATTAGCTGATGAGAGCCTTATATTACGCATATGTGAGGATATAAGCAACATAGATAGTAAGGATAAGAATAATAGAAATACTGCTATACAAGAAGAAATTAAAGCTGATAAAGAGCGACGTAGGGCAGAAGGTAAGGCACGAAAAGAAAGAATTAAAGCGCGTATGAAACGAGCAAGACAAGAAAAGCTTTTAAAAGCAAATTAAAAAGAAAGAGGTATGTATTATGACAACAACTACTTATCAAGGTACATCGCAAGACGTATGGAGTGTATTATTCGATAACAGAAAGTATAAAGATTTATTAGATGAAGTAAATAAATTAATTGAAGATACTAAACGTTTATACAAGCAAGGCTATCGTTTAGAGGCAATAGACGAACAACAAAAGCCCAAAGTTACTGAACTCGAAAATAAATTCAAACAGTTTGCTACAGATAGATTAAATGAAATAGAGCAACGCTGTAATGAGATTGAAAAAGAAAGCCAACAAGATAATGTTAAAGATCCACAAACCGAAATTATTAAACGTCAGAATTTAGAAGCTAGATTATCGTTCTATAACGATAGTGAGATTGTAGACTACATCAATAGTAAAGATGTAACGAATACTGATATTTATGAATTAAGCTTGTTGCAACAAAAATATGACAATCAATTAAACGAATCACAACAACGTCAAGTTGCATTTAAACTCGAAGAATTAAAACAAGGTGTTTTATATCCATACACTACAAACGAAGAATACAATAACTTAATGTTTGAGTATAGTGTCATTAATCAAACAGGAATGGCTAAAACTGGTGTAGTTATTACTAAGAATGAACAGTATGGTGGCGTTGAAATCAAACAACTTACTGAACGTTATAAAAATGCGATTAATGAAGTGAAACAAAGCAATAATAGAAGATAATTAAACAATTTGCCTATCCTTAAATGGGTAGGCTCATTCTAGTTATAAGGAGTGATGATATGGAAAAATTAACGCCTAAACAGGAACGTTTTGCGAATGAGTATATAAAGACACTTAACGTTACTCAAAGCGCTATAAAGGCAGGATATAGCCCGAATAGTGCACATGTAACTGGTAGTCGATTACTACGCAAAGAGAAAGTGGACGAATATATTAAAAGTAAGAAAGACGAGATTATGGACGATACTATTTTATCAGCCAAAGAGTTACTGTATTTATTAACTCAAGCAGCAGTAGGCGAAGAAACTGAAACCAAAGAAGCTGTAGTAAAGAAAGGTACTTTTGAACGTAATCCAGACAGTGGAAGAATGAACCTTGTATATAACGAACACGTGGAAACAGTAGAGGTACCTATTAAGCCTAGTGATCGCATGAAAGCTCGCGATTTACTCGGTAGGTATCACAGCTTATTCACTGAGAAAGTAGACTTGAATGTAGCTACACCAGTGTTTATAGATGGTATCGGAGAAGATGATGAAAAGAATGTTATGGATTTAGAAAAGTTGGGTAAGTAACATCCCAATGTAGATTTCCACATGATAATATATGCAGATTTTAGGAATAAGATTAAAATCATTAGTACTAGGTACTAAAATATAGTATAATGATATTGTGTAGTTGCAACTAATATCATTCCCCGATATTAGTTGCTTTTTTAATATAAAACCTTTTTATTTTGTACAACTAAATATATAATAAAAAATAACTACACAAGAAAGAGGTAACGGGGAAAATGAGTAACATATATTATGCTAAATTTAATGTGAATGAGGATATTTTTAAAATATATAAAAATCACAAAAAATTAAGTGATATTTTAGAATATGTATTATTAAACATGGATTCAAAAAATAGTTATAGAGATGAAAAAACCAACGTTAAATATAGATTTTATAGAATCAATAAAGATTTTAAAAAAAATATTATATTTGGCTGGTTGTTGAAAATATATGACGAAGAGAATTTTAATATTTTTGATGAAGGTTATGAAAAATTAGACGATATAACTTTGAAAAAAGTTTCATATGCAATACCTTTCTCATTTAATTTAACAACGGAAGTAATAGCGTTTGTACCTAAACAAAAATTTGGTTATAGAAATTTTATTAACATATTTAAAATATTATTTGAAAATAATTTACCTGAAGTTGGTTATGTAAATATTACAATGATGGTAGATAAAAAAAGTGCTGAAGCTAAGTTTATGGAAATTGACAAAATGAACGTATTTACAGCTGCAATAGTCCCGCCTAATGGTTCGGAAGATATACTAGATGATATGGATGAGATAATTGATGAATTACAAGAAGCAAATATAAAAGAATATAAACATGAATTGAAAAGTGATGTGAGAGATCCGATTAAAAAAACTTCTAAAATTGTTAGTGTATTACGACAAGTTGCTGAATATGGAGCAGGTTACTATTATGCAAAAGGGAAAAATGCTTCAGATAGTTGGATAGAAATCAACACGAAAAAAGATAAAAAATTGTTTCTTAAAGAACCAATTGATAATAATAAACGAGATTCGCCTATTGAAGTTATGTATCAATCGGAGAGAATAGAGGAATAAGGTGGTTTCCTTATGGAAAATAGCAATATTAAATTATCCTTAATAAGAAAAAAACTAAAGAACAGAAGATTTTTGAAGAGTTTATGCGAAAGTGGAAGATATAAAGAAATATATTATAGTAGAGAGGCGCTATATAGTTTTATAATTACTTTTGTTTTAATAATATTTTTAACTATTTTATATTGTACTAATAAACAGAATTTCATTGATAGTTTACCTCCATTAATATTAGCTTTTATAGGTGGTTTTATAGCACTGATAGCTTTTTCTCTTAGTGCTTTAGCATTAACTATAAGTGCTATTGGAAAAACGAACTTAATCAAAACATTAAAGTTAAATAGTGATAACTTTTTCGATGAGAATTCTGAAAAGCTTTTAGAAAAACTGATAACAACCTTATATAGATTTTATTTCTCAGCAGGCTTTAATTTGATTAGTATTTTAATATTAGTATTTAGTTATTTTTATTTAATTATACCAATGGAAATTTGTGTAATCTTTAATGCTCTTTTAGGATTTATAGTGATTTACACTATTATTTTCAGCTTACTGTTTACCCTTACTTTATTTTCAACTTGTATTAAATTACCATTTTATTTTTAGGTATATAAATGTATTTCATAACATTACTCTTCATATGCTAAGAAACGTCCTGTGTTGCAGTGAGGAATGAGTTTGTGTAATTATTTATGTTAAAGTGTAAAATAGAATTTGTAAAAAAACTAATTGAGGGTGTACATAGCTAAATTCTTGTTTTTATAAGTGATATCTAATTCAGCAATTATTTTTAATTGTTAGTTTATAATCTATTACAATAAAAATTGATAAATAGGAGTTTGAATATGGGAAAATATTTTACTTCACTTAAAGTGGGTTTATATCTTTTAATTTTAATTGTATTACAGCCCATAGTTTTCAATACTTTAAATTTAGAACGATCTAAAACTATAAGTATAATTGGACACTTGATTTTTATATTAATTGGTATTTTATTAATTTATTTACACGCTAAATACAACAAAGATAAGAATAACAATTAATTTCAAACCAACATTATATATGTAAAAATACTTTTGAATGTGTTATGAATAGTGTTATTAGTTATTTTTGTAATTTATACATTACTTTTTAAGGGCAAAAAAAGGGCATAATTTTGATATTAGGGGCAAGTGTATGAGTATATTTGTTGAAAATATACGCCTATAACCATTGATATAAAGGTGTTTTGATAGTGAATGAAATGATATAAAATGCATCTATATAAAAGAAGAACAATAATAGATATTGTATCTGAAAACCCCGTAGGCATAAGCTTAAGGGGTTTTTTGTGTGAAATTGTCATGAATTCGAAAGGATAATAACTATATAAAATGTTAAATTGAACTACAAGATTTATCCTAAAAAATAATTAGGGTAGTTGTGCCTACTCATATTCATAACTAAAAAAGATTCACCTTAAAATAAGTATTCTGTTTATTGATTTTCTACGTTTTCAGTATTTTCTTGTGAAGCCTCTTCTTCATTTTGTTGACTGTCTTGTCCTGAATTATTTTGTTTTTTAGTTTGTTCACGCATTTTATCAAATTCTTTTACTTTTTTCCTCATTTCTTCATTTTTCTTTTGATATTGCGCTTTTTGTTGTGGAGTTGAAACATCATAAGTTTTGATTATTTCTCCTGTTTTTTTATCCACTACCCATGCTGTAGATACAGCAGGGCCAAGTTCAGACCCTCCTGTGGTTTTAACTGTATAAGTTGAATTGTCTTCCTTGATGACACCATCTATACCAGTACCTTTATAACCACCAATTTGTTTTTTTACAATTTCTTTAGCTTTTTGTCCGGAAATTTGATTTTTCTTTTGTCCTAGTTGGTGTTCTCTTTGTTGTGACTGCGAGTTTTGTGTATCTGTCTGTGGCTGTTGGTTATCGTTATTTTTAGTGTCGTTTGATTTTGTTTGCTTATTTTCTGACTTATGTTTGCTATTTTTGTCATCATCTTCTTTATTATCTTGGTTGATACCAATGCTGCATGCTCCCAATATTAATGTACTTGATAATGTTAATGCCAATAATTTTTTCATCATTTATCCTCCTAAAAAATTTTCATGTAATATATCTTTTGAATTATATTGTACTACTGATACTTATTGTTAAAAAATAAGAAAATGTTATAGTTATACAAATAATCGATAATAGTAATTTTAAGATATATGAATTCTCATGCATCAAACGAATAACTATATAACTATATGCAAATGCATTTCTCGATGCAGCACAGAGTGAATGTCAGAGTGTGACATAATACTTAGTCTGTAAAATTTATAGAGTAAATATTGTTTAAGACTATAAGAACATAAAGAATTTGAGAGAAAGTACAATTTTATCATGATTAAATTACTTACATAGATTATAATAAAAAGTATTCAAGGAGAAGAATATCAAAATATGAATTAAATTAAGTAAAGGTGTTAAAATGAAAAAAATGTTGAAATTTCTTCGTACAAGTATAAAATCGCTTATTATTATTATATTAATTATTGCAGTTGTTTTATTGTTGAATTTTCTAATTTCTAAAGTGACTAATTTAGATTTAAAAGAGAGATTAGGTACAATATTAGCTTTTATAGGTTTATTTGCTACAGCAGGAGGTGCTTACTGGGGAGCTAAAATTTCAGGTAATGTATCAAGGGAACTTTTACGAAAGCAATTAGTAATAAATACTTTTGAAACTAAATATGAGAAAAATGTGAATTTAATAAGTGAATTTCAATCTTTAATTGAAGAAATAGAAAATAAATGTGAAAATATGGAATTAATGGATTTTAAATTTAATAATAGTAAAAGTGATAACTGTAGGTTGCTTGTTAAAGTAAATTTCAAATTAATGGATATAGTAAATTTCATTAATAAACATGAACAATATTGTAAAGAAAACAATTTGAATGGGAACAATGTTTCAATTTTAATACTAAAGGATATCGAAAATGTAAAAAAAAGAATTGAAGACTTTAGAAGAATCTATAATAATATTGAAAAAATGATAGAAGATAATGCGACATCCAAATGGTGCAAAGAAATGGGTTTAAATTCGTATTATCCTAGTAAATTAAATATAGTTTATAACGAAAATGAAAAATACAAATTTGAAGATGGCAAATTTAAATTTAACTTTAATTATGACAATAATGAAAAACAAATTGATCTTAGCGAAGATGAAGCTTTCGGTTTAGAAAAAAATATATTTTTAATACCATACATATTAAAGGTGAAGAAGATCGTTAAAACATTTAGAAGAAGCTGTAATACTCTATCTTTCAAAAATGAACAAGACATAATTAATTATATCAATCTTTTGTACACCCAAATGTAAATAAAGTGCACAAATTCATGTTGTTTTTTCAATTTTAACATTTTACACTAACATAGCAAGGCAATGTAAACGTTGATATGACAATACTTATAGTGATATTTAAATGTATAGATGAACGGTATAATGAACTCCCGCCGTCTCCATTATATAGCCTGCAACCCATGTGGTTGTGGGCTTTTTGTTTTTGTTGCCATAGTATTGCCCCAGATGTGCCACAACATAAAAAAGACACCACCAATTGGAGTAGGTAGTGTCTTATAAATATTTAACTATTTCTTTCTGTGTACTAGGATACAAATGTCCATATCTGTTATAAACTTCATTACTATCTGCATGACCTAAACGTTGTGCTATTACCATGATACTAGCACCATGATTGACCAACATAGACGCATGGCTATGTCTTAGTTCGTGGATTACAATTCTAGGGAACGTCTGACCATCTGGAAGTTGGTCATCTAATACTTTTAATGCAGTTGTAAACCAACGATCAATGGTTGATTCACTATAAGCCTTATAGAATGTACCAAATAACACGTAGTCATCTTTATATACATTGTTTTCTTTGTACCATTTTAAATATTCTTTGATATCATTCATCATATGAACAGGTAAGTATATATCACGTATTGCTACTTTTGTTTTAGGGGCTGTTACTTCACCGTGATAGTCTGTTTTGTTAATATGTATGAAATCATCATCGTAGTTAATATCGCGCCATGTGAGGGTTCTAATTTCGCCCTTACGTGCACCAGAGTAAAACAGTAACTTAAAGAATAACTTTTGTTGTTGTGTAGCTAATGTGTCATAAAA